CAAAAACAGAATTGTTCGGCTTCTGATTTCCGAGGACTTCACCATTACCGGACGACAGTACATCGGATATGAAACCGAAACAGGATATCACCACTATGTGGTCGATGTCGCAAAACACTATGAAATGGAGGAATAACCTATATGGCTACAATAGGTCTTGATAAACTTTTCTACTCTAAGATTACCGAAGACAAAGACGGTAACGAAACCTATGCAACTCCTACACAGCTTGCAAAGGCTATGACCGCTGACCTCTCGGTTGAACTTGCAGAGGCAACGCTGTACGCAGACGATGGTGCTGCAGAAATCGTCAAGGAATTTAAGAGTGGTACTCTTTCTCTCGGTATCGATGATCTCGGTGCGGCTATTGCTTCCGATCTTACGGGTTCGACTATCGATGAAAACGGCGTTGTTATGTCATCTGCCGAGGACGGTGGTTCTCCTGTTGCAGTTGGATTCCGTGCAAAGAAGGCAAACGGAAAGTACAAATACTACTGGCTTTACAGAGTAAAGTTCGGCATCCCCGCCACGAACCTTGCTACCAAGGGCGACAGCATTACCTTCTCCACCCCTACAATCGAAGGTACTATTATGCGCCGTAACAAACCCGATATCAGCGGTAAGCATCCCTGGAAGGCAGAGGCTACCGAGGGCGAAAACAATATTACCGAGGCTACCATTGCGAATTGGTACAAAGAAGTATATGAGCCGAGCTATGCTGCTCCGGCTTCTGAATAAGGAGGTACAATATGATAACCGACAGAACAGCTACTATCACCATCGGCGGTGATGAATATACTCTTGTTCTTACAACAAAGGCAACCAAGGAAATCGCAGGTCGTTACGGCGGTCTTGAAAACCTTGGAGAAAAGCTCATGAAGTCCGAGAACTTTGAAATGGCTATCGGTGAAATCGTATGGCTTATTACTCTTCTTGCAAACCAGGCTCTTCTCATACACAACATCAAGCATAAGGATGACCAAAGAGAACTCCTTACTGAGGATTATGTTGAGATTCTCACATCTCCCGCCGACCTTGCAACCTTTAAGGCGGCAATCACATAAGCTATGTTTAAGGGCACAAAACGCAACGTGGAAAGTGAGACTGATTCAAAAAACGCACAAGTCGAGTAAGTGACGAAGAGTTATTTACTCGACTTTTATATTACGGCATCGGTCAGCTTCATCTGTCTATGGATGAAGTGTGGCTGATGCCGTTTGGCTTACTCCTTGACCTTTGGGAGTGTCATAAGCAGTACACTGGCATCGCCAAGCCGAAACGGGAACGATTCATTGATGACATCATCCCGGACGGAATCTGACGAAAGGTGGTGGTTATATGGCAGATAACTTCGGTCTAAAGATAGGGCTTGAGGGTGAAAAGGAATTCAAGAAAGCTCTCGCAGATATCAATCAGAGCTTTAAGGTTCTCGGCTCGGAAATGAAGGTCGTTGAGTCCCAATTTGGAAAGAACGATAATTCTGTCGAGTCCCTCACCGCCCGTAACCAGGTACTAAACAAAGAAATCGAAGCTCAAAAGCAGAAAATAGAAACGCTCCGAGCTGCTCTTGAGAATGCCTCATCCTCTTTCGGTGAGAATGATAGGCGTACACAAAACTGGCAGATACAGCTTAATAATGCCACTGCTGCCCTCAACGATATGGAGCGTGAACTAAAAAACAATAACGAAGCTCTCGACCAAGCCTCAAAAGAATTTGATGATGCCGAAGATAAGGCTGATAAGTTCGGCGATGAGGTTGAGGATGCCGGAGAAAAAAGCGATGATGCCGGCGGTAAGTTTTCCGGTCTCGGCACAGCTTGTAAGGCTGCCGCCGCAACTATTACCGCAGCGTTTGCAGCCGTGTCCGCTGCCGCCATAGCCGGAGGTAAAGCTCTCATTGATATGACCAAGGAGGGTGCAGCTTATGCGGATACCGTGCTTACCGAATCTACTGTAACGGGTATTGCTACTGATAAACTCCAAGAGTATATGTATGCTGCAGAGCTTGTAGACGTTTCTACGGAAACGCTCACCAAGTCTATGGCAAAACAAATAAAGTCTATGAAGGCTGTACAGGATGGCACAAAACTTTCCGTCGAAGCCTACGATAAACTTGGTGTTTCGGTAACCAATGCAGATGGCAGTTTACGAGACTCCGATACTGTGTATTGGGAAGTTATCGATGCGCTTGGCAAAGTCGAAAACGAAACTGAGCGAAATGCCCTGGCGATGCAAATCCTCGGCAAATCCGCCCAGGAACTGAATCCTCTTATTGAAGCGGGTGCCGGGAAAATGGCTGAACTTGGAGAACAAGCACAGGCCGCCGGATATGTAGTTAACGACGATATGCTCGGTGCATACGGGGCACTTGATGACCAGTTACAGTATCTGAATGTAGGTGCAACTGCAGCCAAGAATGCTCTCGGTACAGTACTTCTCCCGGTACTTACAGACCTTGCTACAGAAGGCAACGCACTCCTTGGAGAGTTCACAAACGGCATCCTTGATGCCAATGGTGACCTCGGTGCGATGTCCGATGTCATTGGTGAACTTTTACCCGAAGTTCTCGATATGATTATGGAGTTCTTACCCGAACTTCTTGAAATCGTAGGCGAGATAGTTGGCTCCTTGGCACAGGCTCTTATTGATAATCTACCTACGATTATTGATACTGCGTCGCAGATAATTTTTGCGTTGTTACAAGGTTTGATTGCAGCCCTACCTCAAATAGCGGAGGGAGCATTACAGCTTGTTATGGCTCTTGTAACGGGCATCTTGGAGAACCTTCCGCTTCTTCTCGAAACCGCCTTACAAGCGGTTGTAATGCTTGCTACAGGCATTGCAAACGCACTACCCACGTTGATACCGACTATCATCCAGGTGGTTATTCAGATTGTACAAACTCTTATAGAGAATCTGCCTTTGATACTCGATGCAGCACTTCAGCTCATTATGGGACTTGCCCAGGGCATCCTTGATGCACTCCCCGTGCTGATTGCGGCTTTGCCTGAAATCATTATGGGGATTATAAACTTCCTCCTGGATGCAATACCTCAAATAATCGAAACGGGTATACAACTTATAACCTCCCTTGTGTCAGCTCTTCCCGAAATCATCACCGCAATTGTTGAAGCTATCCCTCAGATTATTGAAGGTATCATTACGGCTGTGCTTGGTGCAATCCCCCTCATTATACAGGCTGGTATTGACCTCTTGATTTCGCTTATCAAGGCTTTACCGCAAATTATAACAACCATCGTCAATGCAATTCCTCAGATTATTTCCGGTATAATCAACGCTGTAATCGGCAATATCCCCCTCATAATCCAGGCGGGCGTTGACCTCTTTATTTCGCTCATTAAAAACCTTCCCACAATCATCGTGGAAATCGTAAAAGCCGTACCACAGATTATTGCGGGTATCGTTAAGGCTTTCGGTTCTCTCGTTGGAGAGATGGCATCCATAGGTGGAAATATCGTAAAGGGTCTGTGGGATGGTATAACCGGTCTTGCGGATTGGCTTTGGGATAAGGTTTCAGGATGGATCTCCGGTATCTGGGACGGGATTTGTGATTTCTTCGGTATCGCATCTCCCTCGAAGGAAATGGGATGGGTCGGTGAGATGCTTGTTGACGGTCTCGCAGGCTCACTTAGCTCACACGGTAAAGAAGCCGTGAAAGCAGCCGAGGGAATGAGTTCTGACATTACCGATGTTATGCACGGACTGGCGGATGATATGGAAATGGCACTTCCCACCGATTTCAACATCGATGGAAATGTACGTGCAAGTGTATCGGGTTCTGCCACAGATGCTGTAAAGAACGGATTGTCGCTTGTACTCAACATTACGAATTTTAACAACTATTCAAGCGAGGATATTCAGCAACTCACAAACGAGGTGCTGGTAACCGCAGGTCAATTTGCAAAACGGAAAGGGGTGGTATTTGCGTGAACTATTTTGTGTATAAAGGCATCAAGTCTTCAGATATGGGTCTTAGAATTGAGAGCAAGGAGGTTTTCTCCGCTCCCGAATACGAAGTGGACTTCTTATCCATTCCCGGCAGACACGGAGATTTGATTTCCGGTGACGGTAGATTCCCCAATGTCCAAGTGGCATATTCGGTATTCCTACCTGCGAAAAGCGTTACGGAATTATCACAAAAGATTACCGCAGTTAAGGGTTGGCTTTATTCCGGTCTTAACCAATATCACACCCTCTCCGATACTTACGATACAGAATTCACACGAAAAGCGGTATATGCCGGAAAGCTTGACATTGAAGATGAGCTCAACCGTATCGGAATATTTACCATAAGCTTCTCGTGTGAGCCATTCCGTTATTCCGTTGCGGGGGAAAAGGGTCAGCTTGTAGGAAACGGAAAAAGTCTTATAAATCCATACCCTTTTCCAAGTTATCCGGTAATCCGTGTAGTAGGTAACGGTGGCGGTATGCTGACCATTCAATCTGCCGACAGCAATGCAAGCTGGGTATTTAACAACATCAATGCCTATGTTGAAGTTGACTCAAAACAGATGGTTTGCTATAAGGGCACCGAACCGAAGAACGACACCGTTGAAGGCGACGGCTTTCCTATTTTGTATCCCGGGGAGAATACATTTTCTTTTGACGGAGATATAAAGGGGATAACTGTTACTCCAAGGTGGTGTTCTATATGATTCCTGTACTATACAAAGCTAATGCCACCAACTTCAACACGTTCGGTATCGGTGTTCTTAAGGATTGTACTTCATGTGAAGTTACCGAGGAACGTAACGGAGCCTTTGAGTGCGAATTCAAGTATCCAATCAATGGCCCCTTGTTCAAGGAAATCGCCACAGAACGCCTTATAAAGGCAAAACCTAACGATACAGCTAATGACCAGGTCTTTCGCATTTACCGCATTTCTACGCCTATAAACGGCGAAATAACGGTGTATGCACAGCACATATCATATGACCTTTCAAGCATAGCTGCATTACAATGGTCAAGTGAGTCAATCTCACCGAGCCTCGCAATGGAGCGTGTATTTCAGAATACTGCTACTCCTCATAACTTTACCTGTCATACCGATTATTCCTCGGCAAAACCGTTCTCCGTTTCCAAACCGCAGAGTGTTCGTGCGTGTCTTGGCGGTGTGGCAGGCTCTTTTCTTGATTTGTGGGGTGGCGAATATGAGTGGGACAACTTCCACGTTATACACCATCAAGGCAGAGGCCAGAAAACAGGTGTGGTCATTGAATACGGTAAAAACCTCACCGATCTTGAACACGAAAGTGAAAACACCGACGTTTATACAGACCTTTTGCCGTATGCGGTAATTACAGCCGAAGACGGAACAGAAACGGTTGTAACCCTTACAGAGGTACTTCTTCCTATTGCAGATACCACGCTTGTTCAAAGGAAAACTCTCATTATGGATTTCACTGATAAATTCGATGACGAGAATCCTGCTACAGAAGAGGCACTCCGCGCTTATGCAAATAACTATCTTGAAAGTAACCCTCTCGGCACATCAGTCCCTACATTGACAGTTGCATTTGAACCTCTGTGGAAACAGCCGGACTGCATTGCGGTGCTTGAACGTGTATCTCTGTGCGATACCGTACTGGTGCGCCACAGTCGTTTGGGCATCACAGCGAAGGCAAAGGTAATCACCACGGTCTATGACACCCTCGCAGAGAAGTATGTGTCCATCACACTCGGTTCGGCAAAGGCAAATCTTCTCGACAATGTAACATCTGCGGAGATTGCTGCCGAAGAAGCGACTAATAAAATCGACCGCTTCCCGGCACTTATGAATTCTGCAATCAAAAATGCTACGGGTCTCATCACCGGACAGACCGGCGGATATGTGGTTATAAACACAGACAGTGAAAGCGGTAAGCCTTACGAGCTTCTCATACTTGATACCCCTTCAAAGGAAACTGCGGTCAATGTATGGCGATGGAATGTAGGCGGACTTGGGTTCTCCAAGAACGGCTACAACGGTCCCTACGAAACGGCTATCACCTCAGATGGACAGATTGTAGCTGACTTCATTACTTCAGGTTCATTAGTGGCAAACATTATTAAGGCGGGTGTGCTCCAATCCCAAGATGGATCGTCCTATTGGGATTTGGAGACCGGCGAGGTCGTTCTTCGTGCTTATGCCTCCACGGAAAGCGTGGAAAAGGTTGAAGACCGAATTAATAACATCGAAGAGCAGAAAATGTACCGCCTTGTTATCAGCTCATCCAACGGTAATATCTTCAAAAACAATAATATCAAAACAACTCTTTATGCCACAGTATTCTCTTGGGATGAAAACGTTACGGATACCCTTGATGACAATCAGTTTATATGGACAAGGGTTTCCGATGATGCCGAAGCGGATAAACTGTGGAATGATGCTCACTTCGGTGGCACAAAGCATATAGAAATTGATTCAGATGATGTCAAGGTAAGGGCAACCTTCTTCTGCGACCTCATCGATACAACTACAAGAAACAGCCTGCTCGGCTGAATATAAGGAGGAAATCCAAATGAGTAAAGCACAAGGTCAGTTTACGATTATTGACTATAACGACGCCCTAACCTTAACGGGTTATATAGGCTCGAACCTGGCAAAAACACAGATGTACAACCCCGATAACGCAACTTACACTCCCGACTGGAGTACCACCAATGTGGTGCTAACCCCCAGCCTTTATGTTATTGGTACTACGGCTGATAAAATCACTTCTACCAATGTAACTTCAGTTAAGTGGTATGTGGGTAGTTCTACAACTGCTCTAACATCATCCGGTAACTACGCATTAAGTGGCACAAAAAGCCATATTCTCACAATCAAGGGAAATGTAATGGCTGGACTTCCCGGTATTGATTACCGATGTGTTATCACATATAAGGATGATGCTACGGGTCTTTCAATTACACACCCTCTTACAATCTCGTTTACTCGTGTTGTAAACGGTGGCGGTATTGTTGACTTGCTTCTTACCACCCCCAACGGTAATGTCTTTAAAAACAACGAAATAGCAAATCTTACAGCGAAAGCCGAGCTTTGGCGTGGCAGTACGGTAGACTCAACAAAGGTAAGCTATAAATGGGCTATTATGGATAGCTCTGTTACATCCACAACCTCAAGTGGTTATGATGCATCTTTCGGTACAGGTTGGAGAAAGCTTAGTGATAACCCTGCAATATGCGTAGGAGTAACTTCTTCTTCAATGATTGTATTTCCTGATGCTGTTGACAGCTATGCGGTATTCAAGTGTGTTGCAACAGATACAGATGAAACATCAAACACTTATAACAAAACCTTTGTTGATGTTGTTACCTTCATTGACAACTCTGACCCCATCCAGGTAATAATCACTTCCACGGGTGGCGATGTCTTTAAAAACGGTGTCGGCTCTACCGTACTCACCGCTGTATGTTATCAGGCAGGTACAGAAATCGATACCGACGGTAAGGGTACTTATACCTGGACAAAGTATAACAAGGACGGAGCAATCGACACCTCTTGGGGTACATCCGGCAGTAAGACCGGTAAGACTTTGTCGGTGTCTTCTTCTGATGTTGCGACCAAGGCAACCTTTATGGTGGAAGTAACCCTGTAAGGAGGAATATATGAGAGCTGTAGCACAGTTTACCATTATAAATCTTTGTGATGTTATAACCTCCGAAACTGCTCCCGAAAACCCGTATGTCGGTATGCTGTGGGTAAACACTACTACAGTTCCACCGGAAACTATGGTGTGGGATGGACTCGGTTGGGTAGTTCAAAATAATATTGAAGAGCTACGTACAACCGTTTCTACTCACACTTCACGTTTCGGTGAGTTTCAGACTTCTGTAGATGGTCTTACAAGTTATGTTTCAAACCTTACGAAAACAGTAGAAACCGTAAGCGGTGACCTATCAGGTGAAAAAGAAACTGTTCTTGAAATGCAGGAGCAAATCTCCGAACTGGAACACACAGTTAGTGGTCTCTCCCTTACCATGACTGAGCAATACGCCGGTGGTATAAATCATATAAAGAATTCCGCCGGACTTAATGGCATTACCGATGATTGGGTAACTTCTGGAACGGTATCTACTGATACTTCTACTGATGTTCAAAGCAATACAACCTCCGATTCATCCTTTGTGCTTGGTGATTCCTCTACTCTCAAACAGACTGTAACTGGATTAATAACGGGTACTTCTTATACGATTTCTATTCGTGCAAAAAAAACTTCATCGGGTTACTCGTCATATTTCTATGTGAAATATAACGGTTCAAAAATCAAATATCTGTTCAGCAGTTCTTCCACTTTTGAATGGACTGAATATACCGCTGTTTTACCCGATGTACAGGACAGCACAATATTGATTTACGCATATAACCGTCTTGCAAATCTCTATATCTCCGACATCATTTTAGCAGAAGGAACGGCAATCCATAAATGGACTCCCGCTCCTAATGAGATTTATACCACCGAAGTAAAAATCGACCGTAGAGGTATCGAGGTTTCAAATGCAGACTCTGCTCAAAGAACAGTTATTAATAATACCGAGTTCTCCGGTTATTACAACGAAGAAAAAATATTCACACTAAATAAGGACGAAACGATTACAAAGAAAACTACCGTGGATGGTGAACTTACCGTCGGTAAAACAAAGTTTGTCCCGATGGCAACTGCATCTGAAGGTCTTAACATCGTAGTCCTTGATTAAACAAGAAAGGAGTTACTATGGCTATAAGCGGTAGTTTTTCAAATTATCCCGCAAGCGGGTTCGGATTGTATTGTACTTGGTCAGCAAGTCAAAGTGTAACCGGTAACTATTCAGACATAACTCTTAACGTCTATTTGAAGCATTACAGTATTTATGTCGGCGCACGTGACGATGCCGTTGTTTCAATAAACGGAACTTCCGAAACATACTCCACACCGGCTATTTCACAAAGTACAGAAACAGCAAGTACAACCCTTTTGAAGTCGAAAACAGTGCGTGTTTCGCACAACATAGATGGTACAAAATCGGGTGTTGCACTTTCTGCTTCTTGGAGATTTAGCGGTACTTATGCCGGGGTATCAATTGGTACTATTACGGCTTCAACAACAATCACGCTTGATTCCCTTGATCGTACTGCGCCGACTGTTTCATGTACAGTTTCCAATATAACCGCTAATGGTTTTAAGATTTCTGCCACCTCATCTGCAACTGCAGACATTTGGCAGTACAGTACTAACGGCGGTACAAGCTGGACACAGTTCTCCACATCTGCGGGGACAAGTGCAACCTATACACTTTCATCACTTACACCGAACACAACTTATTCCGTTAAGGCTCGCGCAAGAAAGAAATCCAATCAGGTATACGGAATGTCAAGTGCGGTATCCACAAAAACTTTAGGTGGTTCAACAATTGGAAGTGTATCCACATTAACCGCTGACACAACAACGGTAAGCATCAGCATAAATACAACGGTTTATAATGCTTCATACACGCACACCCTCCAAATCAAGAATGGTTCGTCAACATATGTGGAAATAACAGGTCTATCCTGGGCAAAAGGTACTGCCACAAGAACTATTACCCTGACTGCTGCACAAAAAACTTCACTCTTGACAGCAATGGCTTCTATAAAATCATTTACAGGTACTTTTGCTCTCATTACCTATAGTGGCTCAACTCAGATTGGAACAACGGCTACGAAAACTGCAACTGTACAAACAACAGCTTCAAGTTCTGCGCCATCAATGAGTAACTTTTCTTGCCGTGACGGAAGAAGTAATACCTCAAACTTAACCGGTGATGACCAGTTATATATTCAAAGCTACTCTTATTTATATGTCACGCCTGGAACAGTAACGGCAAAAAATAATGCTACAATTGCTTCTTATTCCGTAACTTGCAATGGTGTAACCCAATCAAATACAACGGGTGCGGAAATCAATCTTGGAACGGTATCAAAATCAGGATCTGTAGACGTTGTTGTTACTGCTACAGACTCCCGTGGGTATACAGTTAGCCTTACCCAAAAAATAACGGTTATCGCTTACGAGAAACCAAAGGTATCATCCATTACATTACGCCGTACCAATGATATAGAAGCCGAGATGCAGCTAACCTTTAATGGTTCGATTTCACCCGTTACCATTGATGGAACTCAAACAAACAGCCTGTTATACGTTCAGTACCGTTATAAGAAAACAAGTGCAACAACCTACGGCTCGTATACGAACATAACCTCATCCGTAACCAAGAGCGGCGCAAATTTCTCATATACGAATTTAGAGTTGTGTGAACTTGATGCTAATTCATCGTATGATTTCCATTTATACATACGTGATCAGCTAAACACGCTATCAGCATTAAACCTTTATATAACAGTTCCCCAAGGTACACCACTTGTTGCGCTCCGAAAGCAGAAGGTGGGAATAAACAACCCCAGCCCCACTGTTGCTCTTGATGTAGCAGGAGATGCTAAGGTTTCGGGTACACTCACGGCTTCAACAGTAACAGCAACAACCCTTAATGGTTCACTTGCTCCCTCAAAGTTATCATCTGCAGTAACTATCGCAAAGGGTGGTACGGGTGCTACTACCGCAGCCGGGGCGGCCACCAACATTGTTGGAGGACAAGATATCACCCCCAGATCTATCTCCGTTACAGGTAACAGATATTACATCGACGACCTTTACGGACTTAATATGCAGAATTCCGATGTTGTTGGTGTTAACGGTATATACTTTGGTGATGCAGTTGACTCTCAAGGTGAGGGATTAAACTTCTATCGTAGTGCTACTACTTGGGACAGACTTTACTCATATGCGGGAACGTTGTATTATTCACCCAATGTTGCTACGGACACCCATCCCGGAACAAGATACACCGTGTATCATTCCGGCGGTTCCACAATCCCTCTTACCAAGGGTGGAACAGGTGGTACTACTGCAGCAGATGCTCGAACCAACCTTGGTATAGCAAGCACCTGGCTTTGGAACGGCTCTCTCTCAAGCGGAAGTATTACCTTTAATTATGGCTCTTATAAAGCCTATGCTATTCTTGGAAATCCGAGTTCAGGTTCAGCAAAGGTAGGTTTATTCCTGCCCAAAAATATGGTTTTAACATATAATACGCAGTTTCAGTTGGCAGACGAATCGAACTACAAAACATTCAATGTAATGTATTCGGGAACAACGGTTACGCTTACTGCAGGCGATGGAAGTGGAATTATAACAAATGTTTACGGTATAAACTAAGGAGGCAGAAATGAAGATTACAGTTGATAACGAAGGCTTCATTGAGAACTATGCAACTCTTGGAGAAATCATCGATAGTACCGAAATAGACGAGCCCACAGATCTTGAACATTTTGAACGTAACCATCGATCCTACCGCCTCAAAGACGGTAAACTCTTATTTGATGAAGAGCGATTTGTTGTCCTTCAGAATGAAGCTGAAAACATACGTCTTCGTAATGAACGTGATAAGGAATGTTTCTCTGTTATAAATCGAGGGTGGTTATGGTATGACACACTCACAGAAAAGCAGACTAAGGAACTGCGTAAATGGTATAAAGACTGGCTCGATGTAACCGAAACCAAGAAAAAACCCAACAGACCATCGTGGCTGAAATAAGGAATTATGGCACTCCGATATGGGTGCCTTTTTCATATTCAAATCAAAGAAGGAGGAAACGCCAATGGTAATCAATCTTACCACTGTCGCGGCTACGATTACTGCTCTCGGAGTTATTTTCGGTGCTGTGTTCGGCATCTACAAATGGTTCCTTAAGCAGGAAAAGCAAGACCGTGACATCAAAGCCATAAAGGAAGAACAGACCGTGCTTGTTCACGGTGTCCTTGCTTGCCTTATGGGTTTGAAGGAACAGGGGTGCAATGGCCCCGTAACAGAAGCCATTGAGAAAATCGAAGAGTACATCAACAAACAGGCACACAAGTAAAGGAGGTACGTGCTATGACAACATTTGATATCGCTATCGTTCCCGCATTGGCGGCAATCGTCTACACCATTATCGACATTGCGAAAACAGCTATGGGCAGTGATGAAAGGTTCAGAAGATTTATCCCTCTCATTGCCTGTGTTCTCGGTGCAATATGCGGTGTAATCGCATTTTATTTTGTTCCCGGTGTTATGGGAACGGACAATCTGCTCGTTGCTATTGTCCTCGGTTCAGCAAGCGGACTTTCTGCAACGGGTACAAACCAGGCAGTAAAACAGCTTACAAAAAAGGAGGAAAAGTAAATGAAACTTCATAAGCTCATTCTAACCGAAAACGCCTGCTATAAGGCTGGTAAAAAAATCACCGTCAAGGGTATTATGGTTCATTCCACGGGTTGTAATAATCCTTGGCTCTGGCGTTATGTCGGCCCCAATGACGGCAAACTCGGTGAAAACAAGTATAACACCCATTGGAACACCTACCATCCCGGCGGTCGTGAAGTATGCGTTCACGCCTTTATAGGCAAACTCGCTGACGGATCTATTGCAACGTACCAGACATTGCCGTGGAATCACCGTGGTTGGCACGCAGGTGGTTCGGCAAATAATACCCACATCGGATTTGAAATCTGTGAGGATGATTTGACCGATGCTACATACTTCAACAAAGTCTATCGTGAAGCTGTGGAACTTTGTGCATACCTTTGTAAGGAGTATGGCCTCACCGAGAAGAACATCATCTGTCACAGCGAAGGTTACAAGCAGGGCGTTGCTTCAAACCACGCAGACGTTATGCACTGGTTCCCTAAGTACGGAAAGTCTATGGATACCTTCCGTGCTGATGTAAAGGCATTGCTCGGAAAGAACTCTGAAACAGTCACCAAGGATGATACTACCGTGTATCCCGAAAAGCTGACCACCGGCTATTACCGTGTACGTAAGTCCTGGAAGGATAGTAAGTCCCAGGTAGGTGCTTACCGTGTTCTCTCTAATGCAAAAGCTACCGCCGACAAAAATCCCGGTACTTACGTATTTACCAACGATGGTAAAGCAATTTATCCTACAGCAACACAGACAACGTACCGTGTCCATACTGTAGTGACCGGCGACAGCCTTTGGAAAATCGCGCAGAAGTACCTCGGTGACGGTAACCGATATCCCGAAATCAAGTCGCTCAACGGTCTTACTTCCAACACCATCTACAGCGGATGGAAACTGAAAATACCTAACTAACACTATGCCCATCGAGGAGAAATCTTCGGTGGGCATATTTTTTTTGCACATTTTTTGATTTTGGGTGGAAAAACAAATTCAAAATGTCCAACCAGGGGGTGAAGAACACTAAAAGCGAGGTCAAAATATGCAAAAAGAAAATGAAATCATCGCCCTCCAAAAGCAAGGTTATGGCTATAGACGTATTGCTACTATGCTTGAACTTCCGATAAACAAGGTGCGCTATTTTTGCGAAAAGAATCCTTATAACTCTAATAATAAAAAGTGTCTTAACTGTGGTATCGCAATCAAAAACACACCACATAAACGTGAAAAGAAGTTCTGTTCAGATAAATGCCGTATGGATTGGTGGAATTCTCACCCTGAACTTGTAAACCGTAAAGCAATGTATCACCTTATCTGTAGCCATTGCGGTAAACCTTTTGATGCCTACGGAAAGGCAAACAAAAAATACTGTTCTCGTGCTTGTTATGCTGATGCCAGACGTAAAGGAGGAAGCAACAATGAGTGATGAACTCTTCCGTCGCATTCTTCTTTATAAAACCACAATGGCTACTATCAAGAAAATGCTTGAAAATGGCTTAATTACTCCCGAAGAATACGCCATAATTGACACAAAAATTGCCGAGAAATATGCCTTAAATTCGTCTGTTATATATCGCTGATAACCGTTGACTTATCAGGGATTTAGAGTGATATATATGATGACAATAAGGAGGTATATATGGATAGAAATGTAGAAAGGGTGGTATTCAATACACCTAAAAAGCCAAAGGCAACAAAAGTTGCTGCCTATGCACGTGTTTCAAGTGGCAAGGATGCAATGCTTCATTCCTTATCGGCTCAGGTCAGTTATTATTCTAACCTCATTCAAAATCACGAGGGCTGGTTGTATGTTGGAGTTTACAGAGACGAAGGAATAACGGGCACTAAAGAACAGAGGAACGGGTTTCAAAGGCTTATGAACGATTGCCGAGCCGGGAAAATTGACCTAATAATAACAAAGAGTATTTCACGCTTTGCACGAAATACAGTCACATTACTTGAAGCGGTTAGAGAGCTCAAATCTTTGGGAATCGGAATACTTTTCGAGGAACAGAACATTAATACCCTCACAGCTGAAGGAGAATTTATGATTACAATTCTCGCATCCTATGCTCAAG